AAAGACACCACCCAATCATACTTTCCTGGAATCGGTTCCTTGACATAAGCACCTGCGTACTTTTCGTTTTTATCGGATCTGATTTTAGGAGGGATAACAATATCCCGCTTCTTTAGATAATTGTAGATAATGTTGTCCCACATGCGAACCTGATAGAACACATCTGCATAATTGACCTTAGCGTCATATGCCATTGTCAATGCAAGTTCAATCAGTTTCATCTTGTCTTCCAAACGGTCAACAAGTTCTACGTCAACGATGTTATATTCAATAAACTTCTGCCACCCTTTCGTATAAAAATCCTTAAAGGTGTCAAACTCAGAGTGATCAAGTTTTTTCTGACCTAACTCCACCTCAGCTATATAGTCCAAACGATAAGATTCTTGTGCCTTATAAGTAAATTTTTTGTATAGGTCGAGATAATCAAGTTGAGTTAATCCACCAACATCAAAGACAATTTGCTTCCTACCCTGAACATAGATTTCTCCTTCAGTCACAAGTCCCCAGTTAGAAAAACGCTTCATCAACTTTTCTCCAAGCACTCTGTTGAGACGCTTACAGATGTATGGAATATCAAACATCTGAATATTCCAACCAGTCACCACATCAGGAACATCCTGCATCCAGTAATTGATGAAGTGATTTAGAAGTTCATGTTCGGTATGACAATGATGATAAGTTACATTCTCCTGCTTGTTGGCAAAAGGTTTTACACCCCAAGTAATAATTTTCTTGGTGGTATAGTCCTGAATAGTAATAGCAAGTATCTCTTCCTGAGCAGATTCAACATCAGGAAACCCATATTCTGCGGTGGTTTCAATATCAAGAGTAACCAGTTTAATTTGACTGATGTCAAACTTGATTTCATTTTCAGGATACTTTTCTGAAATGTATTGATAGATGTATCGATCATTTCCATAGATCTCAAATCCATCAACTTCATCATATTTTTTATAAAAGTCGCGACAGTCACGAACTGTACCAGGATGGATTTCGTCTACATTGTCTCCACTTAATGTTCTATATTTGGTTTTCTTCTTTGATTTTACATAAAGAGTGGGAAAGAACTCATCTCTAAACTCAAATCTGTTGCCATTATCAACTCCACGTACCAAAAATTGATTACCAATTAGCTGAACATTAGTGTAAAACTTCATTCGTCATCATCATTAAAAAAGGAACCAAACATGCCGTTAGATCCAGGTTCTCTATTATCGAGCATATCCATGATTTCGTCAAATTTCTTACACTGCTCCAATCCATGAAGCAGGTCTGCGAGTTGTTTAACAACCATGGGTTTTTCATTTACTGCAGCAGATTTGATTGCGGCACGAATATGAGATTCTGCATCACATAAATGATCGATAGTTTGCTTAGAAAGTGCCATTACTTTGTTAGGTCCTCGTATTTTTCAATTAGTGTTGGAGTAGGCTCTGTAAGAGTAAGAATCTTATCAGAACTAATCATGAATTCTTCATCTCTTGTTACGTTCATCATCCATGATTCTAACATTCCATCACTAGTTAGGGTGAAAGGTTTAGTCAGTTTGCAGTCTGGTTCCCCAGGAACTGCTGCTGGAACTTCATCAATCTGACTGATCAGAATCTGGTTGGTCGTCAGTAGAATCGCTTTGATTGTCTTGTTCATAACTTAAAACATCTTCAATGTACATTTTTTCCAATTGTTCGACGGGAGTAACCATAGTTACTAACCAATCAGAGGGAATTGGAATAACCTCGTCTTTAGAGAGAGCAATCCAAGGAATCAGAGAAACTTCAAATCCTGCTTTTACTTTTGTCTCTTTTTTATCAATAAGTCCAGGATTTTTCATCTTTACCAAGCATGGTCTGCGAAGAAAATACCCAATTATCTTTTGCTCGTCTTCTTCACCGACAGCCATTTCACTAATATCTGAGATCATCTCTTCCCCAGATTTTAAAATCAACAGTTTAATTGTCATTTACCAACTCCATAATCAGGTGCTTTTAGTTCTAGTTCTCGAATGTCTGCGTGAAGACGTTCGGTTGCATTTCTTTTTTCAGTTTCACGCATTGCTTCTAGTGCCGCCAATACTTCGGGTGTTTCTTCCCACTCCCAAGTTTCACCTTTATTACTTACAAATGTTTTCTTAGTCATGATTCTACCTCAACTTTTGGTTTTACTTTTTTCTCAGTTTTAACTTCAACAGGGGCGACAGGATCAGGGACAGGATGATATTTACGATATCTTACAGTTTCAAATGTTTCAAAAGTTTCTTCAGGATTACCGTAACAAGTTTTTTTTCTGACCTCTACAATCTCATCATAAGGATCTACTTTGATATCAGACCACTGGCGATGTGCGTTCTCAGTTATCGTGCGACTGATTACTTCGTAATCAACACCATCACCTGATACAGGTAGGACGATATCGACATACTCTTTTTTCTTGGGTGCCATGAGACATTTTGACTTCAAGAGTATTCTACCAAGAAAAAAGAGGGGCGTCAACTGGATTTTGCCAGTTGCCCCTCTGCGGCGACGATATTTAACAAGGTAGCCGCTTCTATTTAGAACCAGTCTTTTCTCTTATGATATTCTGGAACAATTCTTCCAAGAACTACTGTTAAGAGCCCATCCTCAAATTCAACTGATCTAACTTCCGTCTCATCACTGAGGGTCCAAGATCTGGTGAAAGATCGTTGAGCCATTCCTCTATGGATGTAGTTTGTTCCTGTTTCTTTGTCTTCTTTTTGTCCTTCGATAAAGAGTTTTCCATCCTGCGTGTAGACATTTACTTCTGCTTTTCTAAAACCTGCAAGTGCTAATTCAAGTCTTGATTCTACATTGCTGACTTGAACAAGATTATAAGGGGGATAATTCGACGTTGTTTCGTGTAGGTCGAATACTCTATTTAGGTATTCATTCATACCGATACTGTTTTTTGAGATTTTATCCAAAAGCTCAGGAAGATCTGACGCAGTAAAGCGTGTGAGGTTAGTCATTGTACTACTCCTTTTTAAAGCGAGATTAGATTGTGTGGACCCCGAAGGCATCCAATATATTTATAACATAGCAGAAAAAAAAGAAGAACGGTAATAACCGAACCTCTTTGTAGGGTGTTCCGATTGTAGAGTGTGCCGCACGAAAGACACGTCTTATTTATTCGGTTTCCTGGGTCTTTCCTTTCTTACCGATATTATATTTTTGTTCCAAAATCCAATCTGACTTATCTTTATAAGCCAAAACTTTAATTTGATTTAGTGGAGCAATATCGAGAACTGATTCTTCTTTAACAATCGAAATAAGTCCCCAGTCGGCCAGAAGTCTGGTAATACGATTGCGTCTCTGGACATCGTTCAAGGTCAGGTTGGCATGTTTACCATCCAGGGCAAACAGTTCCTTAAAATGAACAATGAAATATCTTCCCTGCTTATGCAGAATGTGGCAAGACTGATAGAGTTTCTTCTCTTTGCGGGATGCTACTCCGATGCGAGTCAGTGTCTCGCGAACTTTCAGGAAGTCATCAGGTTCATTCAAAAGAACCTCCACCATCTGATCTTGAGACCAATCCACCGTAGGTTCTACAGTATTAGTCATTTCATGCCTCCAATATCAAGTCGTTGTTTAATGTAGTTAATTTGTTCTTTGGTAAGAATTTTCAGAGCCTGTGATGCCTTATCATTACTATAACCATAGTATTGTTTGACACATTCTAAATCTTGGACTTTATCCTTTCGGAGCCAAGGAGAGAATCTCTTCTTTTTTCTCAAACTATTTAGATAAAATGAATATTGCATATCTTTATCCAGATGATTATGCTTATTCATTTCGTTGGCAAACATAACGCAATCAAGATGCCCAGACAGACAACGATTTATAATATAAGGAGGATATTCTTTTGTATGTTCTTTTAAATTTTCTTTAGTGAAGTTAATCGAGTTCAACCAATCTTTGAGTTCCATTATCTAATAATCTCCAAATCTGTTCCATGTTTCCAAACCTCAAGTTCAGTTCTAATCCTATCTTGTGATTGAAGTTTTTCATATCTCTTGGTTGCTTTCTTCTTCCACCAAGTAATTGCCTCATCCATGGTGTGCTCAAACTTACCGAAGTAGTATCTTTTCTTTTCAGTCAAAGACTTGGCGTGATCAATACAACCATTGAATTCTTTAAGTTTCTCATCATCTTTTAGAGAATTGCGGATGATAGAAATCATCTTGGTTTGAATTTTGAGTTTCTTGGATGACTTGTCTGCAGAAATCAAACGTTCGCCACCATTGCGTTCATTAAACCACCAGAAGAAGTCCCTAAACTCATCATCATGAAATAGGGGTAGGAAGTTGCTCTCTGTGTCTCCTATGTGCCTCAGAAAGGGTTTGAGACCGTCATACATGGACACACCCTTGGTGGTTCCGTAGAGAGAGGTAGTCTCAAAGTATTTAAGGTCTGTACCATACTTCTCATCAAACTGTTGCTTAAGTTCCTTAGAACACGCTAAGAGAGCGAGTAACTTTCCGCCCAAGTAATTGAACCCGAAAGGTTGAGTAGGAACAATGTTAAAGCCCATGACAAAATGAGCATTAATATCAGAAAGAGGAAGGACTTCGCCAAAGTATTCATTTCTAGGTTTACTATTAATCGTTGGAGAACCAAAGCGAACAACACCAACAACTTTATTAGTATTTGTCTCAACAACAATCCACTTATGAGTTCTACCAGGAATTGCTTCCTCAATAGCATTAGATGCCGTGAGATTCAAAGTCTCAGAATATAACCATTGATTATATCTTGATGTGGTTTTTGGATTAGTATCAACAACATGAACCTCAAAGTTCATATCATTAGGTGCCATATCAAAAGAGTCAAAGAACTCTATGTCAGCATCAAACAAAGATCCAGGCCTTTCGCTGACACGATCTTTTTTTACAAAGCGAAGATAATCATCAATACGATTGAACTGAGTGTAGTAGTCAATAAATTTATTAGCAGCATAAACTGCGTCACCCTCAGTCAGTATCATACAATCAATTTCTTGCTTGGTGTTTGAATAGTAGAAAACATCTGAGCATAATTCTCTTCGATTTCTTCTTGAGTATCTGAAATATAAACAACGTATTTTCGAGCAACATCAAGTTCTACATTTTTGCCAGACAGAAGAGGTGCCCATGGTGCAAATCCCATCTGACCTTCTCTGGTCGGAACAGCAACGATAGGATTGCATACTGTGATAGTTTCATCACTTTCTTTTACAAGGTCAGCAACGACATCTTCGCCGGACCACATACGAATAACTTTAACGTTCATAATCAATAAAAATTAGGTTTATCACTTTTGTGGAGAAGAACTCCATCAACTTTACTAAGGAGTTCTTGCACATCTTCATGTAGAACTCTATATCCAGTTCCAACATAAAGTTGACCAAGGACTACTGCAACCGTGGCAGTGCCCCAAAATACATAATAAAATCTAGACTTTACTTGTGCCTTCACTTTTTCTTTAGCCATTAGTTAATTTCTCAATGTACTGATAGATCAAACTCCATTCAAACTCATAGGTGTCTCCATTTTCATCTTGGAGAAAGAATGGAATATCGGGGTGCCAATATTTAGCGCGGTAGTAGTGGTTAATTACATTATAGTCATCATCCACACATCTTTCATGCTCTAATTGCTTTTCATTCATTTAGAATCCCCCACCTTTAGTTTTTTTCTTTTTAGGTTTTTCTTTTGGCAACAACTCTTTTAATTTTTCTTCTGAATAATCATCACACATTTGAAGCATACGGTCTAGGGCATACTGAAATTGAGATCCAGCACTCATCCTACTAAGAAGATGATGTGCTACATCATATCTCAGTTCTTCAAGTTCTTTCTCGTTCACTTGAATTCACACTCCACCATAATCTCAGTTAGACATGCAAGCATGTTTATTTCTTGATCCGCCACAAATGCCATCTGATACTGATACTTAGCAAGAGTAAGCACAGCAGCAGGAATGCTATTCGGAACCATGGAATCATAACAAGCATCGTAAATACGACGCAGAAGTACACTAGTATCGTTGTCCAGGTTATTGACGACCCATTTACGTACTTCGGGAAAATCTTTCTCTTTAAGTTTCTTAACCAAGTCATTTACTTTTACATCACTAAAGGTTGCAAGAATGCC